TAGGGCAAAAGTGAAATATCATTATTATAGAAAAGTAGGTATAAGAGAAGGAAAATGCGCCGAGTGCGGGAAAATATTTAATATCAAAAGCAAAATGAAGAAATATTGCAGTTCATCATGTAAATGGGAGGCACAAAAGAAAAGAAACCGAAAGCCGGGCAACAAGCCGAATAGGAAAATCTGTCCAAAGTGTGGCAGAGAGTATGTCGGTCAATCAAAGTATTGTTCAAAAGAGTGTTATCAAAAAAGAAATTTCTCAACATCACCGGACGGGATAGGATTATTGAAATGCTTAAAATGTGGTGAAAAGAAACCCGCAACGCTTGAATTTTTCCATAGGCGCAAAACAGTATCTCATGGGTTTAGTTCATATTGTAAAACCTGCAAATCAAAAGCGAAAGCAAAGTGGATAAAGACAGATCACGCCAAGAAGTTAATAGCTGAAACCCGGCAACGAAATATTGAAACTACAAAAGCATATTGTAAAAGAATACTCCCCAAAAGAAGAGAGTCTGAAGCCACCCGCCGCAGGACAGACCTACACTTCGCACTAAAGAACCGCATGCGCTGCCTTATGTATTCATCACTACGAGACGTCAAGAATGGGCGCAAGTGGCAGGAGCTTGCCGGATATTCGGCTGAAGACCTCCGCCGCCATATTCAAAAGAAATTCAAAAAGGGAATGAACTGGGATCGTTTTCTTGCAGGCGAGATTCACATTGACCATAAGATACCTGTATCTGTTTTCAATTATACAAAGCCAGAGGATACGGATTTCAAGAGATGTTGGGCGCTGAAGAATTTACAGCCTATGTGGGCGTTTGACAATATAAGCAAGGGGAATAAACTCGAAAAGCCATTCCAACCGGCAATGTTTTAGGAGATTGAAAATGGTCAAAGTCACCACAAAGAAAGTCAAACTATCCGAGATTAAGTTAAACCCGGACAATCCGCGCACCATAACCGAGAAGGACATGGCCCGGCTGGTCAAATCGTTGCAGGAATTCCCTGAAATGATGAAGCTGAGGGAGATTGTCTGCGATGAATCCATGCAGATATTAGGCGGGAATATGCGATTTAGGGCTCTGGGGCAGATCGGGGAGAAGGAATGTGTGGCCAAGATCGTGACCGGGCTGACGGATGAGCAGAAGCGACGGTTTGTGATTTCCGATAATAGCTTTTTCGGATCGTGGGACATGGATGCGCTGGCTAATTCCTGGGACGGTCTACCTTTGGCTGAGTGGGGCGTGGGATTGCCGGAACATTGGGGCCAGGACTTTCAGCCTGGAACGGAAGACGACCAAGGGTCGCTTGATAAATTAGAGCCGAAGATTGTTTCATGTCCCCATTGTGGAAAGGAATTTGATTTACGTGAAAAAAAGTGATTTAAAAATGGATTGGGCGTCTTACGATGCTGCAAAATATGCCTGCGAGCATTGGCATTATAGTGGATGTTTGCCGATTGGTAAGCTGGTAAAGATAGGTGCATGGGAAAAAGAATTTAAGGGCGTTATAATTTTTAGCCGTGGAACTTGTGGGCATATAGGGAAATCATACGGTTGTAACCAGACAACTTCATGCGAATTGACAAGGGTAGCTTTCCGGGAACATATTTTCCAAGTAAGCCACGCAATTAAAATAGCATTAAAGATGCTGCGCAGCATAGCGCCAACTATGCGTCTTGTTTTCTCGTTTGCAGTAAAACAGGAGAATCACCACGGTGGGATATATCAAGCTGGTGGGTGGGTATATACGGGGGAAACGTCTCCGAAGGTAGAATTTGAAATGAACGGTAAAAGAATGACCGACAGAAAACTATCACAGATAGTAAAAGAAACAAATGTAAAACGCCGAGATATGGAGCGGCGAGGGATAATAAAAGAATTGCCAACAGAAAATAAACATCGCTATCTCTATCCCCTCGACAAAGCTATGCGAAAACAAATTGAACCATTAAGAAAACCATACCCAAAGCGTCCGGCTGATGGTAGCAACTTGGCAACCAGCCAGGCACGGCGGTTCGACTCCGACCCGGACGCTCCAAACAAAGAGGCAACCTAAATGGAAACCGAACCAACCTGGGGCCAACCCTGGGACGCAACCCAACCGGAAGAGCTGAACGATGACAATAAATCACATTAATAAACCGAACACCATTCGATTTTTGAAAGGTTATTGACAAACCCTATATGTTGTGGTATATAGTTTGTAACCCGCAAGATATGGGAATAAATTGAAAGGAGATAATTATGGGAAAGGGTAGGAAGGCAACTCCCAGTAAAATTTTAAATTTAAGAGGTGGCACGAAACACACCCACAAGAAACCCCGAAGTGACCAGGAGCCTATGCCACCTGAGAAGGTTCCATCCTGTCCAGAGATACTTGATGAAATAGCAAAAAAAGAATGGCACAGAATGGCAGACCTCTTGGGCAATGTGCGCCTTATGACAGAAATGGACATGGCTACGCTTGCAATATATGCTCAAAGTTATAGCGATTGGTGGCATGCCGTTGAAGGAATAAGAGAAAAGGGTTTTGTTTGGGTTAACAAATTGGGGGAGCCAAGAATAAATCCTTGGAAAAGGGTTATTAAAGAGGCTGAAGATCGCCTTATGAAGAACGCTGTTTTGCTCGGGGCGGGTGGGGCATCGAGCCGGGTGAATCTAAAGGTTGAGAAACCACGGAAAGAAAATAAAGCCCAGAAGTTCATGGCGAGGAAGAATGGGGGGTAAGATGAAAGACATAGAGCCATTTGAAAAACTACACGATGCAATGGTCAACTGTTTCATGGAAATTGCAAAGGCAACCGGTTTTATTCGTTTTATGGATTGGTTAGCTGGAAAACTGGCGGAGAAGAATGGAGGGTAAAATGAGAAAAACCGTCGAATATTGTGTTGAATATAAAATTAAGGGAGAACCCTGTTATCGAAAATCTTTTAATGGGTTTAGGGATAAATCCCAGGCCATAAAATGTGCGGAAAACTCAATCAGGGATCAAATAATTGCGGTTCGGGTCGTAGAACAAACAAGAAGGGTTATAGAGGTTTTTAATAGCACGAAAATCTAAAGAGAAAGGAGAATAATTATGAAAGTTTATGGCGAAAAAATAATTCCTGAGCACACCAATACCTTTACTAAATCAAGAAAATGCGATTTGTGTGGTTTAGAATCAAAAAGTGAGGAATGGCCCGCAACATCGATCTATGAGATAAATGAGACTGAAATATCTATAGAAATAAGACAAAAAGAGGGGGGTTCTTATCCCGAGGGGGGAAGTGGCACAAAGTATGAAATTGATTTATGTCCTAAATGCTTCAAGGAAAAACTAATTCCCTGGTTAAAATCACAGGGAGTAAATATTGAAAAAGAAGAATGGGACTGGTAATGCCACGAAAGCCTAAAAAACCCCTGCACCCAGTCACCCAGTACGCCACGGATATTACCAAGGGCAAGATCCCTGCCAATAAATGGACCCGTCTCGCCTGCCAGCGTCACTTGACCGACCTGAAGACCGGCAAAAAGCGCGGCCTGTACTTCGACGAAGCGGCGGCGGATCATATTATTGATTTCTTCCCGGAATTTTTGACTTTATATGAAGGACTCGTTAGTGGCCAAGAATTTGTTTTGACGCCAAACCTCGCTTTTATTGTAGGTTCAATTTTTGGGTGGAAAATAAAAAAGAGTGGATACCGGCGATTCAGGACCGCATATATTGAAATGGCAAAGGGGCAAATCAAAACCCCATTGGCGGCAGGGGTGGGGCTTTATGGTCTTACATTTGACGGTGAGGCCGCTCCGCAAATCTTCGCCGCCGCTGTAACACGCGAACAGGCGGGCCTTTGTTTTCGGGATGCACACACTTTCTCAACAGGTTCAACTGATTTGAACGAGATGTTAATTATAGACAAACATAATCTTGCAAACCCCGAAAACAACGGTTATTTCCGTCCGATTTCTTCTGAAAAGCGGGCTCTTGACGGAAAACGGCCACATATGGCTTTGATTGATGAAATTCATGAACACCCTGACGATGTAGTGGTTCGCAAAATGTCGGCAGGGACAAAATTCAGAGCTAATAGTTTAATTTTTGAAATAACAAATGCAGGTTATGACCGTCATACAATCTGCTACCAGCACCACGAATACACTGAAAAAATTCTTGAGGGCATTTTAGAAGATGACGCATGGTTTGGCATAATGACCGGGCTCGACGTTTGCGCGAAATGCGAATCAGAGGGAAAGACCATCCCCCAGGACGGCTGTCCGGACTGTGATGACTGGCGAGACGAGTCGGTATGGGAAAAAGCGAACCCTAACCTCAATTATTTGGGGGCGCCCTTCAGGGACTATCTGAGGCGTCAGGTGGAAGAGGCCAAGGCTATGCCAAAACAAGAGAGCCTTGTTAAGCGCCTTAATTTCTGTATCTGGGTGGAAGGCGATATTAAGTGGATTACTGCCGAGAAATGGAACGCTTGCTATGACGCTTCACTGAATATTGAAGATTTTAAAGGGGTGTCGTGTTATGCCGGGCTTGATTTGGCAAGCAAGATCGATATTTGCTCACTCGTATTGCTTTTTGAATCTGAGAAAGGATTTGCCATATTTACAAAGCACTATCTCTGCGAGGATACGATCCGGGACTCTAAAAACAAACAACAGTATGAACTATGGGTAAAACAAGGCTGGCTTACCAAAACGCCCGGGGCCCGGACTGACCAGAAATTTATTGAGGATGATATAAAAGCGATAAATGACAACCATCCAATAATGCAGCTTGCCTTTGATCCGCGCGAGGCTGGATATATTGTCGCTAATCTCATGGACTGGATGAAAGAGGATGTTTGCATTGAAATCAACCAGGGTCCGGCTCTGATAAGTGAACCTATGAAGGAAATGGAGGCCAGGATTGCCGCCCACCAGTTATGGCACAATGGGGACCCCGTTTTGTCGTGGATGATATCAAATGTTGTATTGAAAGCAGGCCGGGGGGGGCCGATTAAATACTATTACCCAACAAAAAGCAATGTTGACAATAAGATCGATGGGGCGGTCAGTTTAATCATGGCAATAGGTCGAGCTATGTTGCAAGGTGGGCCGATTCAAGTTCCTGATGAATATGAGGCGATACTTTGACAAAACCTAACCCCATTATTGGTCTACCAAATAGAGAGCTTTTGCGGCCTGATGAGGTCGCTAAATATTTGCGAGTTAATCGTGCTACAATTTACCGATGGATCAAAGCCGAAAAATTGGCCGCTGTAAAGATCGAAAAATTAATCCGCATAACCCGTGAATCTACTCTCCAAATACAAAAGCCATATCAAGAAACCGTCGCATTGGGCTACTCCAGTGTATTTTAGCATATAGACAAATTTATTTCCCTTCCTTATAATTTCATTGCTACCTTAAATTCCACAAATATTTTAAATAATGAGTTAGGTAAACATGAATATTTTAAAATCCATGGGTAGGGCCTTAATGTTCCCATTAAAGGTGCTTCACCGCACTTTTGATATGCGGGACATTTTGCTTTTTGGGGGGATAGCTATGTTGGGTTATGGTCTCTATCTGCGCTGGGGCCAGTGGCTTGCTTTCATGGTTTGCGGGGTTCTGCTTATGGCTGTCGGATATATGATGAAGGATATATAATCGTGGGGATTGTTTCGAGAATGATACGGCCACAGGCTTTTGATAGCGAGGACCTACGGAAGCAGATCATTGGAATATATGGTGGTGGCCCTACAGAGTCGGGCGTTTCGGTGAATTCAGACACGGCTATGCGCCTGATCACGGTGCAAAATTGTATCCGTATGCGAGCGGCGACGCTTTCCCGTTTACCATGCCATATCTTTAAACAAACTGGTGAAACCAAGAATAAAGCACCGGATTTTTATTTATACGAAAAACTCCGGCATCAACCAAATAGCTGGATGACTGCTCCTGAATTTTGGGGAATGGCTGAAGCATATATCTCTTTACGCGGAAATTTTGTTGCATATAAAGCGCAGGTTCCAGGGCGTCCGATTCGTGAACTTATTCCTATACCTGCCGGGATGCTTCGGAATATCACACAGAATGCAGATTATAGCCTTGATTATGAAGTGCATTTCAAAAACGGAGATGTAAAGCATTTTAATGAGACTCAAGTATTTCACATGAAGGGGCTTACCCTGAATGGATTCACCGGACTAAATCCGATTGAGTATGCAAGGGAGGCCATTGGTAAAGGAATAGCAGGGGAAAAGCATCTTTCACGCTGGTTCTCTAAAGGTCTACATCCGAGTGCTGTAATTGAACACCCGCTGGCATTAAATACCCAGGCTTTCGCAAATAGACGCGACACCCTAAAAGAGCGCTATGAAGGATTGGGCAAAAGCCATGAGTTTATGCTGATCGACGAGGGTATGAAAATCCAATTTCCTGAAATAAAACTCGTTGACGCCCAGTTTTTAGAACAAATGAAACTTAGTGAGGCCCAGATTTGTGGCCTTTTTAGAGTTCCGTTGATGCTTGTAGGGGCAGGTGATAAGGCCCCCACATATGCCTCGGCAGAACAGTTCCTTTTATTTTATCAAATGTTTTCAATTGACGTACCTGTTTATGAATCGGCTATAAGGCGTGATTTGCTAACAGTAGAAGAAAAGAAAAAATATTATGCAAAATTTAGCATGGAGGGGTTACTCAGGGGTAGCATGAAAGACCGTTCAAAGTTTTATCAAACAATGGTTAATGCTGAAATATTTAATCCAAACGAGTGTAGAGATTTGGAAGATCGTAACCCATATGAAGGCGGCGACGACTTCAGGACCAGAACCAGTACAACTAAAGACACCGGGAATCAAGACGAAGGAGAAACCAAATGAAACTATCCTATCGAAACGAGAAAACAGCAAAGATAATCGCTGAATACTGGAATAAATCTCTCGACAAGCCGGATTGGTATTCAATCAAGAATCTTGACGAAGATGAGGTTGAATTGTTCATCTACGATTACATAGGATGGCCGTACAACGATGCAGGCGAACTTGTAAGGATAATGGCCGATATTAAACACACTCCGATCCTTGCCCGTATAAACTCCCCTGGCGGTGATGTCTGGGATGGTATGGCACTTCTGAATGCCTTTGCTAACCATCCTGGCGGAGTAACGGTTCGCATTGAAAGCCTGGCTGCGTCCATTGCCTCTGTTTTGGCTATGGGTGGAAAGAAGGTTCAGGCATATTCCAACACCATGATGATGATTCATAATTCATGGGTGTTCATAGCAGGGAATAAAGAAGAGCTTATTGAGTTCGCAGATATTTTAGGCCAGATTGACGAAAACATTGTTGGTGCCTATACCGACAAAACAAAGCTCGGAAAGAAAGAGATCCGGTCCATAATGACAGGCCCCAAAGGGAATGGCACCTATATGAACGCCAAGAAAATGAAGGAAAAAGGTTTCATAGACGAAATCCTTAAATCAGGTAAGGCGGCAAAGGCTGAGTTTGATTTGTCGATGTTCGCCAATGCCCCTGAAGATATTTTGACGGTCCAACCAGAAGGGGGCCGGGAATTAACAATAAGAGAAATCGAGCAGGCCCTGCGGGATGCAGGCGCAAGCCGTAAATTTGCCAAAGCGAAAGCTGCGGGATGCAGTGAAACGCCTCTTGAGCCGAAAAAGGATGAAGTAGACGATGCTAATCAGTGGGACGCTGAGATTGCGGATAATCTAAAAACCATTATTGTAAATATGACAGGAGGTAAATGAAATGGGCGATGAATTGAAAAAACTTATTACCGATCTCGGCAAAGCTTTTGAACAGTTTAAGACTGAGAACGATACGAGGATGAAAGAGATCGAGGCAAAGGATCATGCAGATCCGATCTTAGTTGATAAGGTCGACAAAATCAACAAGGATCTTGGTGAAATGGCGGCTATGAAAGCGCAGCTTGAAGCCCTTGAAACAGCGATTGCAAAAGGTGGATTGCCGGGCGGCGGGAATTCTGAAATTGACAAAGCCAAAGCGGAATATTCAACAGCTTTCAATAAGTTTTTCCGTAAAGGCGTTGACAATGGGCTTCAGGACTTGGCAGTACAGGCGAATCTTTCAACACTATCTGACCCTGATGGTGGATTTACCGTACCCGAAGAGGTGGACGCGACCATTGACAGGGTAGCGCTTACCGTGTCGGCTATGCGGAGGCTTTGTAATGTCAAGTCGATATCGACCGATACTTACAAAAAGCTGGTAAACAAAGGAGGTTCATCCTCGGGATGGGTTGCGGAAAAGGCCAGCAGAGCTGAAACTGATACCCCGACACTCGCAGAAATCGCAATCAACACAAAAGAACTGTATGCGATGCCTGCGGCTACTCAATCTCTCCTTGACGATTCTGCAATTAATATTGCCGAGTGGCTTGCTGATGAGATCTCCATTGAGTTCAACGAGGAAGAAGGAGCCGCTTTCATTGACGGCGATGGCGTTGGGGAACCAAAGGGACTTGAGGCCTATTCAACGGTAACAAATGCCTCTTATGCTTGGGGTAAAGTTGGATATGTCCCCGGCGCCCATGCTACTTTGCTGAACAATGCAGATAAGCTGGTTGACCTTCAGCACGCCTTGAAGTCGGTTTACCGATATGATGCGGCCTGGCTGATGAACGATACCACGTTTGCGGTGATCCGTAAATTCAAGGATGGTGACGGGAACTATATGTGGCGGCCAGGGCTTGAGCAGGGCGCACCCGATACCCTCCTGGGAAAGAGGATTGAGATTGACGATAATGTTGCTGATATCGGAGCCGGTGCGTATCCCATCTGGTTTGCCAATTTCAAACGGGCATACATGATTATTGACCGCATCGGGACGAGGGTGCTCAGAGATCCGTATACCAGCAAACCTTTCGTGTTATTTTACACGACCAAAAAAGTGGGGGCCGGTATAATTATGTACGAGGCTATAAAGGCGATGAAAATAGCTGCAACGTAATCTTAACCGGGGGTTGAAATATACCCCCGTTTTAAAAACGATTTAAGGAGGTAAAAATAATGGGAATGAAAGATCTTTATAACAACATCGAAGTAGCATCTATGTTGGACCCGATTGCGGTTTCAACTACGCAGACCATCACGGATGTTGACCTTGCCGGTTTTGGTTCCTGCTGCATACTGATTCATTGCGGAATTGATGCCAGCATGTCCGCCAGTCATAAGATCACTTTTGTCCTATGGGACAGTAACGATGCGTCAACGTATGCAGTTGTTACAACTGCGGATATGTTGGATCTTACCGTCGCAAGCGGCGTCGTGTTGACCATTGATAACGTCAACACCGAGGACAATACCCTGTCGAAGATCGGATATGTCGGCGGGAAGCGATATCTGCAATTGATCGGCACCGTGACCGGAACCACCGATCCCCCGTTAGGGATTATTGTTGTCAAGGGTCATCCCTTGGATGCGCCTGTAGATTAATCAACCGTCCCTTTAAGTAGGGTAGGCGGGTGGGGTGATCCGGCCTCGCTCGCTGTAACCAACGGATCAACGGAGGAAATTAAAATGGCAGACACGAGTTATCAACCAAAAGTTTATCGAAAACAGGGAGGCGACACCTTTGTTGTCGCCAGTGGTGGGCAGATTCTTGTTGAACCGGGCGGAAGCGTGATGAGTGGAAACCCCACCGGGGCCTCTGATTATTTTGTTGATGGGAATGTTTCAGCGACCGGTAGCGGGTCGATTAATGATCCCTACCTGACCCTTGCCGAAGCGATTGCGGCAAGCAATACCAGTATTGGCCTTACTGCCAATAGATGGTGGGCGCGGCGAAACCGGATTTTTGTTATGGGTGATCAGGAAATTACCGAGGATCTGACAGTGTTCCCGGAAAAATGTGATGTCATAGGCGTTGGTTTCGATGTTGAAGCCATGCCAAGAATTACCGGAACGCATATCATAGCCACTAAAGCCTACGGAACAAGATTCTTCAATGTTGGATGGATGAACAGTGACACGGACGAGCTTATAAAACTCACAACCGATCACATGGCGGTCGAGTTTTATGGCAATCTATTCTGGCCGAATGTCGCAGGTTCTACCCATTGTATTCGGCTTGCCGATGATAATCGCGCCTTTAAGATGGTCGGTTGCCGGATCTTGGAACATGCCGGTGCTATCGGAACCGGAATCTTTGCTGAAGGTATCAAGGTTGAAGGAACCGGCCAACACGACATGGTTATCAGAGATAATTTCATTCGTGCAACCGAGGGCATCCATGTTGTTGCGGCTACAGGTGGATATAACGGCGAGATTCTTGAAAATCGCATCCATGCAGTAGCATTGACCATCAACGAATTATCCGATCTTTGGTATGTAACCAATAATAGGTTATATTCGGATGCTGCGGATGGAGTAGCCGGTGTTGGCGGTATTGTTTGCAATACATCGCGTGCGGCAGGAAATAAATTTTCTTACGCAGCCGGTTCGGGAATCAATGTTGATTATCCGGTGGTAGTGGCAATCGCCTAAACCCTTAACCCCATGGGCCGTCTTTATGGCGGTCCATAAATGGAGATTTTATCATGACAGTTTGCGCGGTTGGAGTAATGGGGAACAAATGGCAGGGCCAAGAGGGTGACCAAGTGACTATCGAAGATCCACCCGAAGGCGCAACCTTTCATGCCGTCGATACCGGGGTAAAGTACGTTTACCACAACGGTGGATGGGCCGAAGATCTCAGACCATAACAATTAATCCATAAGGAGACTTATTATGTACGGAAAAACAGCAGCAGGAGTCGGAAAACCTGTGTTGGTAGATTCCAACGGGGAGTTGATTATATCCCAGGGCGGGAAGTATCGCGTAGCAACGGAAGAGGGGCGTGTCTATTCAGTGGCAAATCAGGCCGTGGTGAATGTTACGGCGGGTATGGCGGCCACTTACACCGGTCTTGCACTTTGTAATCCGACCGGTAGCGGCAAGAACTTTGCCATCCTTGGCATTGGTATTGCGGCTTTGATTGCAGTACCTACGGCAAATTGTATGATGGGCATCATGACCGGCGGAGGTGTAGGAGCGGCGACAAAGGTGATTGTTCCCAAAAACAGACTGCTCGGGGGGGTCGCATCCGTGGCAAACGTTGACAGCGCTGTTGTATTCACTGAGGCCCCGGTTTTAGATCAGGTTTTTGGTTCATGGCACACCGGCGCCGTGACGACCGGGCTAACGGATGGAATGTATTTTGACCTGGAAGGTTCGCTCATTATACCCCCAGGTTATCACGCATCGCCTTACGCCTCGGCTATCAATGACGGGACGTTCATGTTCAGTTGGCTTTGGGAAGAGTACACCCCATAGAGAGTGTGAATAATCACTTGTGCCAGGATAGGGGAAACCCGAAAAGCCGATCTCCCGGCGGCCTGCTTGGCACTTAACACCGGGGGAGTTTAAAACTATGCAATTGATTTTAAATACAGCGTCGACTCTTTACCCTATTTCGTTGGCATCTCTCAAGCTCCATTTACGTCTGGATTCGGGGTCGTTTGCCGATAATGTAGACGAAAGTCAAAGCCTTGTGCCGGACGTGTACGCAATAGCGGCCAATTATACTACGCATGTCGGGACAGGAATCGACGTGTTGGGATATACGGCCCTTGTCATTCTCAACTCCGGGACCAATGGAGCCACAGGAACGGTAGACTGTAAGATTCAGGAGTCAGACGACGATGTGACCTATACCGACTGGCCAACCGGAGCCTTTACACAGGTAACAACGGCCAATGACAATGCAGTTCAAGAAATCGAATATACCGGAGTAAAGCAATATATCAGGACGGTTGCAAAGGTGCTTCTGGCAACGTGCGAATTTACCACAACGGTAATACGGCTAACCGCGACCTCTATTGAAGACGACCTGCTAAACGATGCCATAAAATCAGCCCGAGACTACGTTGAGGACATTACCAGACGGACGTTATTGACGGCAACCTGGGAATATTACCTTAACGCGTGGCCGGACGGGAACAGGATTAAGCTCCCATTCGGGAACCTGCAAACCACATCCTTGGCGATAACTTATGATGAGGTGGATAGTGACAGCAATAAAGACACAACCACCATGACACTGACAACCGACTATCTCATAGAGACTAACGGGGAGGGATGCGGTTTTATCGTTCTACCGTATGGGGAAACCTGGCCGTCATTTACGCACTGGCCTACGAAGTCAATCAAGATCGTGTTTCAGGCCGGGTGGACGACCGCCGCTTTAGTGCCATATAAAATCAAGGCTGCCTGCTTGCTTATTTGTTCAGATTTATATTCAAATCGAGAGGCGCAAATTGTCAGTGGCCAGGATTACAGAGAGAACAAGACTGTTATGCGAC